GCGGACGGAACCCAATCGCGCCCGGCGATCGTGAGCGAGCTCGTGAGCAGGCCGTCGATCTCGCACGAGACCTCCCACTCGCTCACCACGGCTCCCGGCACATTCCCGGTCCTGACTACGCCACCTCGATCCGCGATCCCGAGCTGCCACGTGAGCGAGCTCGAGGTCATCAGCGTTCCGGGGCGGAAGGAGTACGAGTAGACGCCCGAGCTAACGGTCGTCTTCGTCGTGCCGTAGGCGCGCTCGTCTCCGATCATGTGCCGGAGCAGGAGGCCCATACCGTTCGCCTCGGCGTCGAACTCGATGGAGCCGGAGGCGCCCTTCTTGTTCACGACGTAGCGGTTCACGTCCTGAACGGCGCGGCCGCTCCGGATGCCCTCGCTCATAATGTGCTCGACGTCGAGCGAGAGGCCCTGCGAGGTAGTGGCGAGGAAGTTTGTCGGCGTGACGGACGTTCCGTAGGTCGATTCGACGCCGAAGCCCGCGGAGCTGCCGAGCCCCGAGGCCAGAGATGAGACAGGCACTAGGCCTCCTTAGAGATGGGCGCGGCCTTGTCGGCCTTCTTCGGCTTCTCGGCCTCGGTGGTGCGCCAGATGGTCGGGTTCTCCTCGACGAGCTTCCGCGCGACAGAGGAGGGGACGTCCTGGGGGACGTCCCGGGTGAGGGAGTAGGTCGAACCGTCCACGGCGACCGATACCCCTGAGTGCTCGCCCTGGTAGGTGATCTCCACGGCTCGGGTCCTTTCCCTAGATGTAGGCCGTCGCGGATACGACGGCGGTTAGCCGCGCTTCGCGCGCGGTGTCGTTCACGAGCTCCTCGACGCGGTAGCGCGAGAGCTGCGCGACTTCCACGGCGGCCGAGACCCGGGGGTCCGTCCTGATCGCCGTCTCGATGTGCCCGAGGAGCGTGAGCGCCCGCTCGGTGGTGGCCTGCTGCGCGGTGGTCTCGCCGACCACGCTGACGAGCAGGGTGAGCTCGATCTCCTCGCGCTTCGCGGTCGAGAGCCCGCCCACGGCCGCGCCGATTGCGCGGTACTGCTGCGTGATCTCCGCGTCGCCGAGCACGATGAGCTCGCGGCGGGGGTCCTTCGGCCAGCCGTAGGACACCAGCACGCCCGAGAGGCCCGCCTGCGCCTCGAGCATCGTTTTGAGGTTCGCCTTGAGCGTGGTGAGGCGCGAGGTCGCCACTAGACCGGCATCCTCCGGTACGGCGCGAGGAGCGCGAGGGCGGCGCCGGGAATACGGCGGCCCATCGGCTGATCCGGGAGCACCATTCGCGGGTCGTCGAGCCCGGCCTCCAGCGCGGGCACGTCGCGGCGGAGCCATCCGGCCACGGTGAGAACGCAGGCATAGGCGACGTCGGTCGGCACGCTTGCGAATCCCCAGGCGCCGGCGATACGGAGCGAGGCCGTGCCGAAGTCGGCGAAGCGGTCGCCCGCCTTCACGTCGGCGCTCTTGCGGAGCAGGACCTCGGTATAGGTGCCCCCGGTCCCGTTCTCGGGGAGGAGCAGGTAATCGGCGCTCGTGAGCGTGATCTCGTCGGCGGTGCCGTAGTGGAGGTGCGCCGTGGTCACGGTGCGGAGGTCATACGGCGCGAGGTCCACCAGGTACGGGCCGAGGGGCCCGCGGGTGCGGCCGGGATCGACCGCGATCGTCCGGGTCGCCGAGGCGGTCGCGGTGAACTCCCGGGCGGTGTAGCGCGTGATCGCGGCGCTCGCGTTCGTGATGGCGGCGTCGATCGCGTCGTTCCGCGAGGTGTCGGAGCTCTCGAGGAAGGTCTGCACGACCGCGCGGGTGGTGAGGTCGCCGGCGGCCACGGTCTAGGCCCTCTGCTCCTTCGGCGCGCGGACGCGCTTCTCAGCCTTCGGGGTGCTGCGGGTCTCGGCTTTGTCGGCATAGCCCGCGCGAATCAGGTCGGCGCCCAGGCCTTCGGGGACGCTCACGGTCTCGCCCGGCTGGTAGGCGAAGGTCGCGCCGTCGTACTGCCCGGCGCAGCTCTGGATAATGGTGATCTTCATTCCGTCTCTCTCTCGGTCAGTCCCGAAACGACGCGGGGCGGACCCGAAGGCCCGCCCCGCGCTGAACCGTTATCGGCTCCGGTACTACGAGGCCGCCATCACGAGGTGCTTCACGGCGGAGGTGTTCGCCAGCTCCGAGTCGATGCGGCGGTGGGCGATGAATCCCACGAGGCCGAGCTCGGCGTAGCGCTCGTCGAGCCGCTGGATCACGGTCCCGCCGGCGCGGCGGATGTAGAAGGCGCTCATGTCGCCGAACTGCACGACCTTCGCCGAGGCCGCGATCGTGGCGACGTTCGGGTGGGCGTAGATCGGCTTCCCGAGCAGGGTGTCGGGCTGCCCGGCCAGGAGGCCCGGCTGCCAGAGGTAGGTGTTATCGCCCGAGACGCCGGTCTTGAGCTTGCGGATCGCCGCGATGGTGCTGTCGGCGGCGAGCCACACGCAGTTAGGACGGCTGCGATAGGGCGGGCTGACGGAGTGGTACAGGTCCACCAGCTCGTCGGCGGTGATGGCCGAGGCCGAGGCCGCGGTCTTGCCGGCCGAGGAGGCCGAGAGGCCGCCCGGCTGCGAGGAGCCGGTGCCGGTGGCGAAGTAGCCCTCCTCCTTAGCGATGAGGCTCTCGCCGAGGCTGCGGGCGAGGAAGCCCTCGAGGTCGACGCCGGTGTCCTGGAGGAGCTCCTGCGAGACCTGCACGAGGCGGGTCAGCTTGTACGCGCCGAGCGAAACCTGCCCGAACACGTCGTCGCTCTCGGAGTAGGCCGAAGCCTCCGAGGTCAGGTCGGCCGTTCCGTAGGTCGAGCCCACGGTCGGGACGATCAGGGTCCCGCCGCCCTCGGTGGTGATGGTGGTGGCGAACGTCGAGATCGCGCCCTGAAAGCGGGCGTACTCGTACATCTGCGCGTCGAAGTCCTGCGGGACCGTGTAGCCGCCGTAGGGCGAGCCGCCGGTCGAGGTCGTGAGGTCGCGGTACTCCGAGGCGTCCGCGCCACGCATGGCCGCCCAGAACTGCGAGCGGTACTCCTCGCCGCCGACCGTCAGGTCGCGGGCCTCCGGCATGGCCGGGGTCGCGGCGTGCTCGACGGTGGTCGCCTCACGGATGAGGGCCTCGTCGAACGGCAGGGACGAAACGCGCTCGCGGCGCTCGATCTCCTGCGTGATCTTGTCCACGTCGACCGCGATGCGGTCGAACTTCTGCTCCTCCTCGGCGGTGAGGCTGCGCTCCTCGGCGTCTGCCAGGTCGAGAAGCTCGCGCATCTCGCCCTTCAGGGCGTGCCCCCGCTCGTGGAGGCGCGTGATGGCGGAAACGTCGCTCATCAGTCGTTCTCCTTCGCTTTAGGGTTAGCCGCTCCGAGCTCCATGAGGCGGAGGCGGTGGCGGCGGGTGTTCGCCGAAGCTGCGGCCGGGAGGCCACCCATCGGGTCGGAGGCGGTGGCCTCCTCGTGGGGCACGTCGGCCCCGCGACTTGTGATCTCGGAACTCGGCTCGGGGTATGCCGGCGAGGCCGTGACGATCGAGACGTCGGTCAGGCGGCCGATTCGCTGAATGTCGCGGCGGGTGCGCCCCTGGGCGTCCTGCCACCAGCGATCGGCCTCGACCGTAAATCCGAAGCTCATCCCCGCGACGTCGCCGCGCTCCATCAGGACCCGCAGGTCCTCGGCGTAGGACGTCGGCGCCACCCGGGCTCGCAGGCGGAGGCCCTTCGGGTCCTCCCATAGCTCGAGCGTCGGAGGCGCGGAGTGGGTGGATGCGAGGAGCAGGTTCGGATCGTGATTCACCAGGAAGGCGGTCGGGCCCTCGGGGTTCTGGAGCGATGAGCGAAACGCGCCGCGCTTCACCTGCTCGACGAACGTCCCGCCGCGGCCGTCCGGGAGGGGATACGAGGCCGAGTCGAACACCGCGGCGTGCCCCTCGATGGTGAAGCCGCCGCCCTCCTCGGGCATGGCGCGGCACTCGGTCACGGCGACCTCGAGGGAGCGGGTCTCACCTGCCAGCCGGGCGCGAAGCTCGGCGAACTCCACCGCGCGGGTGCGCTCCTGCGAGCCCTCGCGCGAGACGGTGCTCACGCTTGCCCATCCCTCGCCCGGGATCGCCGCATACTGCGCCTGGTACTCCTCGTACATCTCGCGCACGCGCTCAGCCGGCACCGGGGCCTCGCGGCCTTCCTGGGCGGCGAGAAGCTTCTCGAGCGGCGTCCGAAAAATGACCGC